GCAGGTGCAGGTTTAGTTAAAGATGGTAATACGATAGATACAAATCCTGACAATAGTTCAATTGAAGTTTCAGGTGACCAAATAAGAGTTAAACCTTTAGGTGTTCAAAATTCAATGGTTGCAAATAATACTTTAACAGGTGAGAAATTTGCTGATCCTCTTTATTTCAAAGATGAGTCTTCAACACAAGGACAAGTTTCAATTGGAGGCACTTTAGAATTTTTAGCAGGTGAAGGAATTAATACAATTGCTAGTGGCAATCAATTACAAATAGTTGGAGAATTAGCAAGTACATCAAACATTGGTGTTGCTTCTTTTTCTGCTGATAACTTTACAATAACAGCTGGTGACGTTGAAGTAACTACAGTAGATGGAGGAACTTTCTAATGTTTGGTTGGATAAAAAGATTAATTAATAAAACAGTTAGTTCTTACGAACCAGTTAAACCAAAGACTACTACTATTACAGTTAAAGATTTAAAGAACAAAACTAAAAAAGAATTAGAAAGAATTGGTAGAAAATTAGGAATTGAATTAGATAGAAGATTAACAAAATCAAAATTAGTAAACAGAATTAAATTTAGAGCAAGATTACAAAGGAAAAAATAAACTATGGCAACAAAAATAAAACCATATCGTACAGAAGTAGCAACTCGTATTCCAGACGCAAATAATATGGATGTTGGAGAGTTGGCTGTTAATGTAACAGATGGTAAATTTTATATAAAAAAATCAGCTGGTCAAATTAAAGAAATTGGTGGTGCAGGTTCGGTAACTTTGCAAGACGCAACTAGTAATGGTTCTATTACAAATAGAGATATTACTATGAACGGATCAAATTTTATATTTGAAGGGTATTTAGAAAATGCGTTTGAAACTACTTTGTCAGTAGAAGAACCAACAGCAGATAGAATATTAAAATTACCTAACACTTCAGGTACTATTGGTACTTCGGATGACGCATTAGCATATTCTGTAGTTTTTGGTTCATAGGTTTGTTGAAAGATTATGCCGTCAACATTTAAAAATGCAGGAATGACTGTAGGGGTTTTAGATAATTCCTCAGCAGATTTATATACAGCAGGCGGTTCTGAAACTGCTGTAGTTCACGCATTATATATTTCAAATAAAAGTGGATACAGTACAGCAAGAGTTAATGTAAAAGTTACTACTGACGGTGGAACAACTTATAGACATATAGGTAGAAATTTAGAAGTTCCTGCTAGTAATACATTAACTTTAGATAAACCAGTAAATTTGGAGAACAATGACATATTAAGAGTGGTCGCTGATCCTTCTCCTGATTCAACTTCTGTTGATGTTGAGGCAGTAGCAAGTATATTGGCAATAACTTAATAAATAAATATAGAGAAATAAAATGGCTTATATAATCCCAGGAGAAATCAAAAAACAAAAAGTATTCAATGGTATAAGACGTACTAAAGAGGGTATGTGTTATCTATCTTCTATTGATCCAAATTTTACTACTCAACCAATAGAAGTATCAAAGTACTATGAAGATGGTAAATCTGATAGTGTTGCTAGAGATGAAGGAGATTACCTTGAAGAAAGATTAGAGATGTTTGAAGTTCAATATTTCACAGGTGACGGTGCTACCAAACAATTTACAATATCAACACCAGTTTTAAATGAAACAAGAATAGCTTGTTTTATGGATGGTGTTAGACAAGAAGCATTTTCAACCTATACATTAACAGGTGGAACATCACTAAATTTCGTATTAATTCCAGCGTCAGGTGCTAGTATTGTGGTTGGTCAAATTAATAAAAGATATTATAATAATGATAGCGATAGGTACCAACAAATTAAATATTCAGATGATACCACAACTACATTTCTTATAAATAGTGATAGTGGAGATTTAGTTAGAAGAAGTAAGCAAATAGCAATAAGGTCAGAATTAGCAAGTGATGACTTTAATACTTTTGAAGATTTAACGGCAACGGTTAATGCAACGACTTATCAAAGTGCTGTATAAGATGGATAAAATTAGTAGGTAAAAAGAGAGAAAAATGGCAGATTTTAAATTAGGACGATTAAAATTCAAATGGAGAGGCGATTGGGCAGGAACAACTGGCTATGTTATTGATGACATAGTTAAATATGGTGGTAATGCTTATGTGTGTATTCAAAACCACACGTCACCAGCAACAGAACAAGATTTTTATACAAGTCCTGGAACATTTACAGAATATTGGCAATTACACCAAGAATCATTTTACTTTAAAGGTGCATATGCTGACGGAACTTGGTACAAATTAAACGACCTAGTTTCTTATGGTGGTAAACAATACCGTTGTACTACTCAATACACATCATCAGGCACAGTTTTAGACCAGTCTAAATTTGAACAATTTAGTGATGGTATTATTTTTAAAGGTGATTATGCTTCTAGTACACAATACAAATTAAACGACCTAGTTAAGTATGGTGGTAGAACATATAGATGTACTACTGAACATACATCAGCGGCTGGTGGAGATATCAATATAGTTTTAGGAAACTTTGATATCTATAGTGAAGGTTTAGCATTTAAAGGCGACTTCCAAGTTAACACATATTACAAATTAGATGATGTTGTTAAATTTGGTGCATATCAATATAAATGTATTGTTGCTCATACTTCGGGTGGTGCTCTATCAGATTTTGCTGAAGAAAATTTTTCAGTTTATTCAGAAGGTTTACAATTTGAAGATTCTTATAACGCTGCTACAGTTTACCAACAAGGTGATGTAGTAACTTATGGTGGGTATTCTTATGTTTATGTTCAATCAAATGAATCTTCTGGCAATACACCAGGAACTCCAGCTGTACAAGAAACAACAGGTGGAGATATTACTACATCAACTGCTCACGGAAGAAGTGTTTCCGATTTAATTGAAGTAAGAGATATAGTAGTACAATGTGATACAGGACAGAAAACATATCCAATACACTCAACGTCTACTCAATTTACAGTAGAGGCAACAAATTTAACAGCAACTAATTTCCAAATTGAATTAGGAACAAGTGCTATTGCACAATCTTATGTTAGTGGTGGTACGGTTCTTAAATCTAATGGTACTAGATTAGCAATTACAGGTTTTGTTTATAATACAGCAACTGGTAAAGTAGTAATTACTACAGCAACGCACGGATTATCAGCAAGTGATACAATAGATGTATTTGGAGTTCAAACAACTTGTGCTTTTGGTACTAAAGTTTATCCACAAGCACCTTATTCAGGACTTTATCCTGTTAAAGCAGCACCATCAGCTACAAAATTAAGTATCTTTTTAGCACCAAGTAATATTGACCATACTTATGTAAGTGGTGGTACAGTTAAATTAGCAACAGTTTCAAATGTTGGAAGTTCAACTGCTCTTACTGGTTTTTCTTATGATAATGCAACAGGACTTATTACAGTAACATCTGCTACTCACGGATTAAGTAGAAATGATTTAGTTAAATTAGATAGTATAGTAGTTGAATGTTCAACAGGACAAAAAACATATCCTAATACTACAAACTATTCAGGAATATTTAAAGTTTATGATGTACCTGATTCAAGTACATATGTTGTTGCTACTGATAAATCAGCAATTGTTCATACTTATGTAAGTGGTGGTACTTCTCAAAAGATTTCATATACTACAAGCGCAGATAAAAATATTTCAAACTTTATTTATAATCGGTCAAATAAAAAGTTTTGGGATGTAGTAACTACAGGTTTTAAAGCACAAGGTGTTTATGTACACGGAACATTATACAAAACTGGTGATACAGTTCAGTATGGTGGTAATTCTTATGTATGCGTATTAGACGCTCAAAGTCAAAGACCTTCATTAAATACTGGTTTTGTAAATACAACTTATTGGTCTTTAGTAGTTGAAGGATTTAAATGGACAGGTGCATATAGTACATCTACAACTTATAATATTGGTGAAACAGTTAGATATCTTGCTAACTCTTATGTAAATTTAAAAGACCAAGTTCTTAATATAGAACCAGGTACAGATGGAACAGTTTGGCAAGGAATTGCTTTAGGTGACTCTGGTGCTGTATTACAGACTCGTGGTGATATGATTACGCAGTCCGAAGCTGGTACTGCTAGATTACCTATAGGTCTTCCAGGTTCAGTATTAACTAATGATGGTTTTGATGTTCTATGGTCTGGTAATTCAGCTAAAAATGTTATATGGGTTTCTCCAACAGGAGTAGATGGTGATTCAGGATCAGAAAGTCAACCTTATAAAACATTAGCATATGCTGTTAAACACGCAAAACACCACGCTATTAGAGAAATAAAAGACCAGTCTGGTGGTATCGGTGGTACGGAAGACGTTTATAATAATATTCGTGGAATTTCTTCAAGAGAATTTGAAGTTAGTCAATATAATATAACTGCTAATTCTTTTGAAATTCAAATGGGAACTGACACCAATGCTCATACTTATGTAAGTGGTGGTACAGTTAGAAAAGCAGATGATACTACTTTAACAATAACTAACGCTCCATATGCTCACGGTTCAGGTGTTATTACAATTCACACTTCTACAGCTCACGGATTATTAGCAACTAATAAAGTAAGATTATGGGGATTAAATTATACTTGTTCTAACGGTGCAAAAACATATCCAGAAGTTGGTGGTCCATCACTCTATAGAGTTAATACTAAAGGCGGTGGAACTCCTAAAGTTGATATAGTTAACGGTTCAGCTAACCATAAAGTAGATGAGTGCGTTAGAATTGATGGTGATGATATAGGGTTTACAGGTCCTACAGGTGGAGATGTAACTACAGCAATTCCTCACGCTAGAAGTGTTGGAGATTTAGTTGAAATAAGAGATTTACTAGTAAGTTGTCCTACAGGAAATAAAACATATCCTGTAATTTCAACAAGTACAGCATTTACAGTAGAAGCAGCAAATTTAACAACAACAACATTTCAAGTTGATATAGGAACAAGTACTGTTGCACAAACTTATGTAAGTGGTGGTGAAGTTGTTAAATCAGATAACAGTAGACTAGCAGTTACAAATTTTGTTTATAATATAGCGACAGGTAAAGCTGTACTTACTACAGCAACGAATGGATTATCAGCAAGTGATACAGTTAACTTATTTGGAATTAAAACAAATTGCGAATTTGGTGATAAAATATATCCACAAGTTCCAGTTTCAGGAGTTTATCCTGTTGTATCAACAAAATCAGCTACAGAATTAAATTTCTTTTTACCACCAAGTAATGTTGCACATACTTACGTTAGTGGTGGAACAGTTAGATTAGCAACAGTTTCAACTGTTGGTAGTTCATCAGCAGTTACTAATGCTGTCTATGATAATCTAACAGGACTTATTACAGTAACAGCTACTTTACACGGATTAGCAAATGGCGATTTAGTTAAATTAGATAGTATATTATTCTCTTGTTCTATGGGAAGTAAAACATATCCTGATAATACTTTTAGTTCAGGAATATTTAAAGTTTATAATGTAGTTGACGCAAATACATATGTTTTTGGTACTGACAAATCAGGATTTGTACATACTTATGTAAGTGGTGGTACTTCACAAAAAGTTACCTATGTAACTAGCGAACAGAAATCTGTTGACGCTTTCACTTATAAACGAGTTGGTGGTTCTAATGTTTTAAACTTTAAAGTTAAGAGTACTGCAGGAGATACAATCAGACTTAAAAACGGTACTTTCACAGAACAATTACCAATGAGAGTAAGAGAAGGTGTTTCAATAGTTGGAGAAAGTTTAAGAAATACAAGAATACATCCAGCAAGTGGTACAGGTTCTCAAATTGCAACAGTAGAATTATTACAAAATGCTAGTGGTGCAACAGATGGTGCTTACAATTATATTCACCAAGGTAGAGCCGAAAGAAGTTATACAGTTTTAGATGTACCAGCCGCTGATTCATTTACAATCAATGTAGGTACTGATCCTAGAGAACACTCATATGTTGATGGTGGTATAGTTACAAATGCCGCTTATGGTAAATTTACGGTAACAAATGCTCCATATGTTCACGGTACAGGTGTTATTACAATTACAACTTCCACTAACCACGGATTATCAGCAAGTGATAGTATCAAATTATCAGGTTTAAAATATCATTGTGATGAAGGAGAAAAAGTTTATCCACAAAATGGGGATGCTTCAGTATGGAACGTAGTGATATCAGGTGGTGTCGCAACACAAATTATAACTTATCACGGTGGTATTAATTTTGAAGTTAATGATATAATTACATTAAACTCGGCAGATGTTGGTACTGGTGGTGACATAACATTAAAAGTTAAAAAATTAGAAAATAACAAAGCTTGTAACTGGTTATTACTTAACGAAAAAAATAATATAAGAAATATGACTTTCTTGGATCTTAATGAAAAGAAATTGTCAGGAGGATTATATCAAGTAACAGTAACATCAGGAACAGAATTCCAAGTTCAAATGGGAACATCAACTTTTGTACATACGTATAAGAGTGGTGGTCACGTTATTCCAGTTGGTTCAGAAGGAACTAAATTAGGATTATCTAATATTCTTTACAATAACTCCAACGGTAAGGTTACAGTTACTACAAGCAATGCTCACAGTTTAACTACAGGTGATTGGGTTACTATAGGGAAAATGAAATTTGAATGTGATTTAGGAGAAAAAGTTTATCCAAGTGGTCCTTACGAACAAGCTCTTACATCTTTAGACCCAATTGGTAATATATATCTTACTTCACCTTATGTACAAAACTGTACATCTTTAAATCCAGGTGCTTGCGGAGTTCAAATTGACGGTAATCTCCACTTACGTCCTTTCCCACGAAGTTATAAATCAATGTTGGCGAATGACTTTACACAAATTAATGAAGATGGAATTGGTATTCACATTTTAGGATATGGACGTGTTGAAGCGGTGTCTGTATTCGTATACTATTGCGACAAAGCCGTTTATGCAGAATCAGGTGGATTTATTCGTGCCTTAAACTGCTCACACGCATATGGAGAAAATGGTGTTGTTGCTTCAGGTACAAACGAAGCAGAAGTTCCTATCAATATTAAAACTCGTGGTATGATGTTGCAATGGGACAAAGATACTTTTGGTGGAACAGCAACTGCTTCAGATATAGAAAATTCAATTGCAGTACAAGGTCAAGGTACAGCTACAATAGTAGGTAGTGAGTCTGGCGCAACTGCTACACTTTTCAGATTTAATGTATCATTACTATATTTCCATATAGAAAATATTACTGGTAACTTTAAACAAGGTGAAACAGTTACAATTACAAAAGAAGATTCAACAACATTTACTGTTGATTTGGATGGTTACTTTGGTGGTCAATCAGGTTCTACAGGCGCAGATGTAACTACAGCACTTGCTCACGGAAGAAGTTCTGGAGATTTAATTGAAGTATCAGATGTAGTATTGAGTTGTCTTTCTTCTGATTCAACAGTTATAGGAAATAAAACATATCCTGTATCATCTACTACTACACAATTTACTGTAGAGGCAGCAAATTTAACAGGAACAACATTCCAAGTTGATTTAGGAACAAGTAATACAGCACAATCTTATGTTAGTGGTGGTACACTTCTTAAAACTGGTGGTACTAGATTATCAATTTCAAATTTTGTTTATGATATAGCGACAGGTAAAGCAATAATTACTACACCAACACACGGATTATCAGCGAGTGATACTGTAAATTTATTCGGAATTAAAACAAGTTGTGTATATGGAGTTAAAATATATCCACAAGTACCTACTTCAGGAATCTTTAATGTTAAATCATCTAGTTCAGCTACTAAATTAAATTTCTTTTTAGCACCAAGTGATATTGAACATACTTATGTTAGTGGTGGTACAGTTAAATCAGCAACACCAACTAGTGTTGGTAGTGCAACTGAAATTAGTAGTGCTAGTTATGATAATGTAACAGGACTTATTACGGTAGGATCAACTGGTCACGGTTTAATAGTTAATGATTTAGTACAAGTACAAGGAATGCAATTCACTTGTTCAACAGGTAGTAAAGCATATCCTGATGATATATTAAGTTCAGGAATATTTAAAGTTTATGATGTGCCTGACGCAAATACATATATCTTTGGTGTTGATAAATCAGCAATTGCTCATACTTATGTAATTGGTGGTACTTCACAAAAAGTTACCATCGCTACAAGTAATAGTGTTAACGTTTCAGGTTTTGTTTTCAACAGAACAGCTGCTGCTCAACAAGGACAAAGGGGTCCTTTGATTGCAATGAAATCAGGTACAACAACTTTAAATGCTGTTGATATGATAGCATTAGCAAGTAATGTTAAATTCCCTAATGATAATACATTTTATAGAGTAGGGTTAGTATCAGAAGAAGATACGAGTGCTGGAACAGCAGTAATAAGATTAACTAGTAGCATTGGTTTGAGTAAAGCCAAAAATGAGGATACAGTTAATAACATAACAAGAGAATATTCAAATATTCGTTTAACAGGTCACGATTTCTTGGATATAGGTACTGGTGATTTTACTTCAACTAATTATCCATTACCACCTTTACAAGCGTCTGACCAGTCAGATGAAGTAATTGAAGTTAACGGTGGTCGTGTATATTGGGTATCAACTGACCAAACTGGTGACTTTAGAGTTGGTGATTTATTCAAAATTGAACAAGCGACTGGTAGTGCAACATTAAACGCAGACGCATTTAACCTTTCAGGATTAAGTGAATTAAAACTTGGTTCTATTGGTGCAGAATTAGGTGCTGCCATAAATGAATTTAGTACAGACGCAACTTTAGGCGGTAATTCAAATACAGCCATACCTACTGAAAATGCTGTTGTCGGTTATATGACAAGAGATAATGCAGGTACAGGTGCGTGGGTTCCACCAACAGGAACATCAGCACAAAGACCTGTAGGCGGTGAATTATTTGCAGGCGCTTTAAGATACAATTCTTCAATAATTTCTTGGGAAGGTTATAACGGAACAAGTTGGACAGGTCTAGCTGGAGGAACTCCTTGGACAACTCTAGTTGGAGATGGTTCAACTGTACCTACAGCAATAGGTGGACAAAGATTATTAATAGATACAAGTTTATTTGCAATGACAGTTAAATTGCCTGCTAGTCCACTAGTAGGAGATTCACTTGTATTTTTAGATTTAAATGGATCATTCCAATTAAAACCTTTAACTGTTGATAGAAATGGTCAAGATATTATGAATTTACAACAAGATATGATTGCTGATATCAACCACGCAGGATTCACTTTAGTATATACTGGATCAACAAACGGTTGGAAATTAGTAGAAGTAGCGTAATAAATAAATATAGAAGAGAATTATAAATGAGCAAATTAACAGATTTTACAGTTACATCCGCTGAGAAAGATGACTTTTATGGATTCCATAGAGTTGCTCCTTCTCAAACGATACATAGAACCCTTACCTTAATTACTGGTAATGAAAGTGTATATGAATATACATTAGGAACAGGTTGGGATATTTCTACAATGGCATATACAACATCTTATTACATAGGGTTTAATGATTCAAATCCATTAAACACAACGTTTAGTACTGATGGAACAAAAATGTTTGTTATGGGTAATGCAGATAAACACGTTGATGAATATACATTGACTACAGCTTTTGATGTTTCTACAGCAAGTTGGAGAACACATAAAGATGTATCTGCTCAAGATGATAATCCAAGGTCAGTAAGATTTAATCCAACAGGAACTAAAATGTATGTTGTGGGTAGAGATGGAGTACCAAGTGCAGGTATAGCTGCTTCTAATATTAATGAATATGCATTAACTACAGCTTGGGATATTACTACAGCAACTTATACAGATTTATTTTCTTGTCTTGCTCAAGATACTGCTATTAGTGATATGCAATTTAATGCTGATGGAACTTTATTACTTGTTCTTGGCGATACTGGTAATGATGTTAATGAATATGATTTAAGTACAGCGTATGATGTTTCTACAGCAACTTTCGTAGATTCTTTTTCTATCGGTGCTCAAGAAACAAGTCCAGCTGGTTTAGGTTTTAATACAGATGGAACAAGAATGTTTATTGCAGGAACAGATGGTGATGATGTTATACAATATCCATTAGTAACAGGTTTTGATGTTTCAACTACACAAGCACTTACACACGAAGTTGGTTTAACTAATGCTCCTTCAGCACCAACAATGAACCCACGTGGTTTAACTTTTAATGCTGATGGAACAAAACTGTATGTTTTAGGAACTGCTGGTACGTTAATGATTGATGGTGGCGATGATGAATTGCCATATAGTCACATAGCTAGAAGTCAAAACACTATGACATTTCTTGAAGGAAATACGTATGTGTTTGATGTTTCTCAATCTGCTTTAGTCGGACACTCATTAAAATTCTCAACAACAGTTGATGGTACACATAAAGCAGGTGGAACTGAATATGTAACAGGAGTAAGTTCATCTGGTTCTCCTGGAACTCCTGGTGCGACAACAACAATTATTGTTCCAAGTAAAACACCAAGTACAGACCCAGGAAGTGCTGTAGATAAGTTGTATTATTATAATGGTGGTCATCCAAGTCAAGGTGGTGAAATTTTTACACCTGAATGGAAAGGCAATTTACAGATAACTTACACAAATGGACTTGATGATATTGACACTAGATATAAAACTAAACATCAAGAAGATATATTTGAGGATAGTGTACTATGGAAAAGAGGGTTGGCATTTACGGTAGTCAACGGAAACCTAACCATAGAAATGGGATAAAAAATTATCTGAATTAACTAAAATGATAGAAGAGAACTATTATAAATATAAATAAGGATCAAGAGAATTATGGCAACTATAAATTTAGGAAGAATTAAACCAGTATTTCAAGGGGCATATAATGCTGCTACTGCTTATGTAGTGGATGATATTGCTACCTATGACGGCGAAACTTTTATTTGCATTTTAGCTTCAACTGGAAACGCAACTTCAAATGCAACCTATTGGTCTAAAATAGCCAAAAAAGGTGATGACGTAACACAACTTACTACCCACGGCGATATACTGTTTAGGGATGCAAGTGGTGTACAAAGATTAGCGGCAGGCACAGCAAATCAAATGTTAGTAACTAAAGGTGCTAGTGCTGATCCTGTTTGGGGTTCTTCAACTTCAATTTTATGGGAAACTAAAACAGCTAATTTTACTGCTGTTCACGGCGGTGCATATATATGCAATACAACAGACGGTGTATTTACAATGACACTACCTGCTTCACCAGTAGATAACGACTTTGTTATTATCAATGATGGTATGGGAGTTTTTGATACAAAAAATCTTACAGTTGATAGAAACGGAAATAATATAGCAGGAAGTGCTACAGATTTAACAGTAGACAAAAAGTATGCTAATTTCAGATTAACATTTAAAACAATACCAGATGTAACTTCATCTTTTATTGGATGGTTAATTTCATAATGAAAGATATAAACTATATAAATAGTATTACAAACAAAATTTTAGGGGAGAACATTTAATGAGTTCATTAACAACACTTTTAAGCGGCGG